TTAACCTTCTCTTCGTAGAGACACTTGATGGGAATTAGATTCATATCCAACCATAAGATTTTTATCACTCACGGCGCGAGCCGATCGGATCCCGCCGTCACGGTAGGAGATTTCGAAGGTGACGTTACCGGTATAGCATTCCGCCGAACGCTCACTCAGCACCTCCACGATCTTCAGAGCTATCTCTTCTACCGACATCTACGCCGCCATCGAATAAACCAGGGGAAGGAAGCTGGCCTCCCCAAAGCACCTGCAAGAGATTTCAGATCCCGGCTGCCCCAGAGACCGCGATCCCGATCCCGTCCAAGCGAACTCTTTCCCCTCCAGTGCCGCGTGAGAATCACGTACCCGCTCATCCTTCATGGTGCGCCAGACATAGCGCTTGATCCCAATGTCCTGTTGCCGCATCCGCGTTAGGTCGCCGTTCAGCTTTCCCATCTGATCCCGTGCAATGAGTTTCGACTGATATTTGGCCTTGCCGACGTATTTGTCTGTAAACTCCCCTGCCTGAATAGTTTTCGCAAAGGTCTCCCAACGCGTACCGGATTGCAACGCCTCCAACGTCGTTCGTTCGATATTGGAAACGTACTGCGTTTTCATGGATTTAATTAGCCCCGCATTTGTCTTGGCGAACGCCTGTAACTGTGGATATAGCCAGGGTTCAGATTGGAACAGATTAACCCCAAACACCTTGACCAGCGTCTCTTGCCACTTGGCGTTATTCCAGGCGCTCCCCATCTGTCCGATATTCAGCGCCATCGCCTCCACTTCGCCAAATGGTTTATCCAGAGAGATAGACAGCGCTTCCACCAACTGCTGCACATCTCCAGGCCAAGCGTCTGTCTTGGGCCGCTGCGACTCTGCCTCCCTGAATATCCCTGGTAACCTGGGGATTAGAATCTCTTCCGTGGCCTTACCAAGTTCCTCCGCCAGATCCAGCAGATGCTTGAGATAGAGACGCTCCACCGCTGCCGGCCAGTAGAACTTAGCATTAGGTAGCTTCGGAATCCCACGCCTGATCAGGTAGACGAGCCGCTTGGCTGGGACGTAGAGACGCAGGTCAATCATATATTTATAATAAATGCCTTATTCTTTCTGATTTCTTCACAGTATCCGCATTTCAAATTTATTTCCATATCAAGGGGTAATTTTTGAGTATTTTTACGGTTGCAAGCCGGACATTCCCAGCTATAAAAACCTTCACCATTGAGGCCGAATAGTGAGTCTATTACCCGTTCTATCCATCTAAGACGCAGGTCAATCATTCTTGCTCATCCGATGGTTTCTCTTCCGGTTGTTTATTCGCCAAGTTCTTCAGCAGCTCCATTTCCCGCTCCGCCTGGGCTTGCTTTTCTTGGTCGTAAAGTGAATCGTCAAGCTGGATTTCGCCGGAGTATTTCTCCCCACCCCAGAACGATTGCCGCACTTCCTCAGCCATCAATATGCCGGCAGTGACCAACGCCGCCGCCCGGTCAGCATCCACCTTGCGCGTATCGGCCACTTCCCGTTCAGTTGGCTGCCACAATGGTTTCCAGAGAATTTTCGCCTCAGCAAACGGCTTCGCCTTCGGCACCGACTTGGAAATGGCGATCAGATACACCAGCCGCCGCAACACCGGCGTCAACGTCTCTTCCTGCCCGGCCTTGAAATTATCGTAATCATGGCGAATGTCCGACGCGCCGGTCGCATTCAGGCCCGCCGGTGATACGCCAAATAGAAGCGTCTGGGAAATCCCTGCCACCGCCGAAACCCGCTCCTTGAACCGGTCCAGCAGTTCCGGCACCCCGCCCACAGAACTTGAGTGCTTGGCATACGTTTCCCCTTTGGCGTCCACCATGCAGAGATTAAACATGGACAGGGATAGATCCAACAGCTCCAAACGCTCCTTAACTCGCGCGCCTCCGCCCGTGCTGGCGAGCATTTGAATCAGCCCCTCAACGGACATCACCGCCTGGACAAACTCGGCGATCATCTTCTCTGCCCCACTATAAGCCTCGCCCAGCGCCCGTAGCTCATCATACACCGCCTGCAGGACGCTATCCCCCCAGCCCTGATTTTTAGACCGCAAAAGCGCTGGCAGAATCAACCCATCCATGCGCAGACATCGTGTCTCATGCACCTTGAACGAGGCCCCTTCGAGGGGTTGTATGGTATAAAACTCCGGCTTGAGATATTTCGGGTTGGTCGGATCTTTGTATAGGTCGCTTTGTGTGTACTGCACCCGGAACCGGTCAAAGACATTGATCCCCGCCAGGGCCTTGATCCGGCCCTCGTCCAACGGTAGAGCCAAATCAGAGCTACCGTCTTCAGCTAACATTACCCCAATGGCGCCGCCCTTGGCGCGCGTCCAGGTCAGCATCTCCTTGATCCGAGCTTGAGCTTCCAGTCGCTCCAGTTCCCCCAAAACTATGCCATCTGTATCCCCTTCGATCTCCAGCCATTGCCGCGTCATCTCCCGCGCCGGTAAATCTACAATACGCCGCGCCAGGCCGTTGTACCTATAGAGATTATCCAGGAGGGGTTCCTTGAGTTCCACCCCAGCATCGAAGGAAGTCAGCGTGCGCCGGTCTTTCCCGGCAATCATCATATTGGTGACGGCATTCTGCCATGCGTCACCAATCATAACGGTTTTGGCCTTGGCTTTCGTAGGCATAATTAATTCCTGGCTAATAGGTTGTAATCTATGCGGTACTGGCCATACCGGGTATGCAGGCCATACCGCTCAGCATCCTGAGTGTGATCGTGTTGCTTAATGGGCTTATCCTCGCCCGTCTTTACCGCCAGCTTCGTATTCCAGACGTAATTCGACTTGTCTTCAATGGTCTGCCTGGCAGCCCGGCAAATCGCGTGTTCCCCGCTAACCGTCAACATCGAAACCGTTCGTATCCCATCCAGAACGCTATTATCGGCGTCCTGGATCTGGTAAAAGCCATCCTTCTGCAATTGCAGCTTTAAGCTTGCCGCCGAAGGGTCAACGTAGATCGCCTCCGGTTCAATCGGCCCCAAGAATTCCCGCAGATCACGGCTGATTTCCGCGTCCGTCTTCTGCCGGTTGGTTACCGCCGGATCCCAGTAGAACTCCCGCTCCACCCACGATCGCGGCTTGGTGGACAGGTTCTCGCCAAAGAGCAGTATCGCCGTAGGATTAACCGTACCGTAATCCATAGCCACAAAGTAACTCAGCGCCGGCGGCGGCCTTAAAATCGTATGCAATAACTCGTCGAAATAGTCATGCACCGCCCCTTCTGCCAAACACCAAAGGCCATCAATAAAGCGCTTATACCACAACCCCACGTAACGTTTCTTCAGGCTTTCAATATAGCCGGGATTGTTCTTGACCAACCATTGATTATCTTCCAGCCTGAAGGCCCAGGATTTCAGGTTTAATTCATGTTTGCGATCCAGCCAGGTCTTTTTGACCCAATGCCCCGGCCCGTCCGGGTTGGTCGTAGCAAATGCCTTTGCCCCTTTCACCCGGAGCCGCGATTGCAGCATATTCCAGAAGCTCTCCGGGATCAAGGTCAGTTCGTCTACATAAGCGCCTGCCAGAGTCGAACCGCGAATCTTCCCCTCAGCCCGTTCATCATTGGCGCCATACGTGAAGATCGTCCTTCCCCACAGTTCGATCTCCCGCCGTCCTGGATAATACTGGCAATCCGGCCCAATCAACTCCTGCATGGGGCTGATGACGTTGCGCTTTAAGGCATCCAGCGTCTTGCCGATCATTGCCAGCGGACCGTCCTGCGGGCCGTTCTGGATTTCCTTTAACCAGCGCAGGATCGAAATGAACGTCTTGCTGCTGGAAACCGATCCTTCCCAAATGTTGATCTCGGCGTCCGACTCTTGGAAGCTGCGCAACGCCTTGGGGCTGATCTCATTTGGGTCGAAGCTCACGACGGCTCATCCTCATCGGAAATCTCACGTCGCTGAAGACTTTCAAGGAACTCTGCTATCTGGCCCTTGCTACCCTGGCTCCCCCCTGAATTGCGAGGCATCAGTTTATCAAAATGCGCGCCGAATTTAAACGTTGATATGGGTATGGGCGGTACCCACTTTTTAAAGATCTCAACCCTGGTAATCTGCTCGCCGTTTTTATTCTTGAATATGGTGGTTTTCCGGTCTTCTACGAAATAACCAACCGCCTGCTTAAATAGGGAAATTCTGTTAGCTGCAACCTGATCCTCTTTTTTGGTTTCGAGCGCTTCCTTTAATTCCGGGTGGACTAAAACATCCTCGTAATATATTTCCCCGTCTTTGTTTTTCTTTTCAACCTGCTTGGTTTTAGCCGCCCATTCGTACAGAGTTTGCTCTCGTTTTAGCCCTAAAAGCGCAGCACATTCCCGGTTGGTTTTACCCTCCAGCTTCCAGGCCAGGATCTTGGTCGGCATATTCTCACGGTAGAGTGGTTTCCTGCCTCGGCCCACATCATACTCTCGCTTTAATTAGAGCGCCGGGATCGAATTCGTCCGTCCTCTGCTGATTGGAAACCAGCCGCATCGCATCTATGCTTCCGGCGCGTTTCGGGTACGGCTTGCGTAATGGTTCTATCTGTGCTCGCATAGCATCATCCAATGGATATAAATATCGGTGCTTCCAAGTTGCCTTCGTTTTAACCAACCCTGCGGTCGTTCCCAAGATCGAACCGGCACTGCGTTGGTGCATGATCCGGCCATGATAAATTCGCTTACTCTGTGGATCGGTTCGTCCGGTGTAGATCCAATTACCCGCCTGATAGATTCCCCCGGCGTGTCCGTGCTCGGGATCCGCAAAAGAAACCACCAAACGTAATCCTGGATTCACCCGCTTGAGCAGCTTCAAGGCGATAACCATGCACTTACTCGCCGGAGTTTTGTGTTTCGTCATGGCCACCCGGACCAACTCGCAGCCCTGGGTCTGAATTAAACCGTAACGCTCCAGCAGTTTTGGGGAAGCGCCACGTCCGAAGATAATCGCACCAATAAACCGATCATCTTCCCATACTCCAATTTTTACCAGCTTGCCACAGGGCATTGCCTTTGAATAGTGCCAGTGCATCACGGCGTATCTTGCCGCCTCGAAAGAGCACCAATCGAGTTTGAGCTTCGGATGGTCTGCCACCCCTCGCAACTCCCACCCTTCCGCTTGTGCTCCGTCTTGGGATAGGCTATATTAGCCATCGTCAGCATCCCAAAGCCGGGAGTGGAAGGATCAACCTTTGGCCGTCTGTCAGGACGGTCGGTTGAGGAGTGGCGACTCCTTGACCCGCTCTCGGTTTAGTGTTTCAAATCTACTTCAAATTCGTGCCCACAATTAGGACAAATGACTTCCGTTTTTTTATCTAACTTCCCTTGCTGGTCTTCAGTACTTGTATTAAAGTCTGGCGATTTCATCAAATCGTTAATTTCATCTTCACTAAATCCCGTCAACTCCAGATCCCCTAAGTCCATCTCCTGAAGCGCCTCGAATTCCACCTTCAGTAGTTCAAAATCGAAGTCGCTGTTCAGTGTGAGTTTATTGTGCGCCAGCGCGTAGGCTTTGCGCTGGGCGGGCGTGAGGTGGTTCAGGCGGATAATGGGAACGGTTTTGAGCTTCAGGAGTTGGGCGGCCAGGTAACGGCCATGCCCTTCGATGATCGTTCCCTGCTCGTCAATGGCGATAGGATCGTTAAATCCAAACTCCCGGATTGACCCGGCAATCTGAGCGACCTGGGCCTCCGGGTGCAGCTTCGTATTGTTGGGATAGGGCAGTATCTCCGCCAGGTGGATTGACTCAATTTTTAGATTAGGATGCTTCACTCAATCTCTCCCGATCTTGATATGCCGCTTCGATCTGCCGTTCCCGTTTTTCCTGTCTGAGCCTAAAAGCAAAATCCAACAGACGTTGACGGCTGGATTCCGACAGCATTTCCTCCAACCGGTGACCGTCGCGCTCATGTTCGATATGATCTGCCAT